AGGCGGTAACAGCGGTAGTTACATCGATCAGATGTTTACTAAGATCAATGTAAACCTCATGGAGGTTGTTACCCAACTGAATGGTGCTAAGGTCATCAATGATGCAACACCTGGCATTGAGAAGCAGATCACTCAGGGTCCTGGTGGTGTTACTTCTTTCCAAGATGGACATGGTAACGAGCACAAGAATATCCCCAACAACGAAACTAAGATCGTTGCTAAGGATAAGTGTGAGACCATTAAAGGTAACTATGTGTTGACAGTTGAGGGTGACTTCTATCTGAAGGTCATGGGTAACTATCATGAGGAAGTAACAGGATCTAAGAATGATAATGCCTCTCAGGGTCCTCAAGCAAAGTCTAAGGGATCATCTAAGAAGGCAGATAAGGCTGATGCAAAGAGTGACCTTGATGCTCAGGCAATCAAAGTAACTGATCGTACTGATGCTAAGAAAACTAAGATTGCTCAACAGGGCACAGACGTGACTGCTAGTCTGGACACTGGTGGTGCTGATAAGTCTTCTACCAAGAAGAAAAATAAAAACAATAATAACTCTTACAACATGGTCCACATTCAGCAGACTGAGCGTGATCAATACTTCAAGGCATTGCCTGGTGGTCACTTCTATCCTGTTGATGAGATTCCTTTCCATCCTGAGGCAGATGAGATGGGTAAAGTGCCATGGGGTAGTCAACTAGCTGGTAAGTTAGAAGACAAGAAAGAGCAGAAGTCTGCAACTCGTAAAGAGGGTGACCATGACATTGCATACACTGGTGACGTTAGTATTCAGGGTGCAAAGGTTAAGATCACTGCAATTAACTCACTAGCATTTAACTCTCAGACTATTAAGACTGAAGCAAACACGATTGAAAACGTGGCATCGGGTGAGATTACTAACGAGGCAAACTGGATCTCTTCTTTCCTCAACAGTGGTAGATTTGAGATCGTTGCAGTATTCAACCCACTCAAAGCATTGTCTGGTCAATTCACCTTTGTGAATGGTGCAATCATTGATATCACTACTGACCTGCCTATCCCTGGTCTGGCACCACCAACACAGACTAGGATCTGTCTGGGTACATCCATGCCTGCATCCATGAATGACATCATCATGGGATCTAGTGCAGGTGTCCACTCAACCTTCATCGCATCTCCTACTGGTGTGATTGCTGAATTTGTGCCCACTGGTGCCCTATTGAATCAGGTTGCTACTGGACTGATCCACACGGGTGTTGGCACGGGTTACATGGCAACAGGTTGCGGACTCGGACCCCATCAGGTCTATGGCTTGCCATTGCTGCTGAATTGAGGTATGATATGGGAGTCTTCATCATGCTCCCATGGAAACCGATACCTACCTTGAGCACATCTGGGTTACCATCTCTCAACGCTCCATCAAAATGATGGATAGTGAGGGTGTGGACGAAGTTATCAAATGGAAGTTTGATGAAGAAGGTGCCGAGGGTTTCAGTGAGACTATCGCTGAATTCAACAAAAACCTCCCTGAAGATCTAATCACTTATCTCGCATGAATAGCATTATTACATTAGACTGTGCCGAAGTCCAGGCAAACTTCGACTTCGTATTCTCCCTTGTTGAGAGAGGACATACAATCAAAATCGTCCATCCAGGCGGTATTTGTATGATGACACCTCTCGTCACCAAGGATAAAGGATCTGAGATAAATATCCCAGACCCTGAAGAATTTGTGCCTGACCCTGCTGCGGTCCAGGCATACGTTGCAGAGTCTCTTGGAGAAATGACGCAAGGTTTCTAAGATGCAGAAGGTTCGGATCACTAGCTCTTTTCATCATTTGGAAGACATAGGTATAGTCCAGATGTACTTCATCCAGGGTATGCCGTTTACATTTGAAGAGTTGCCGAAGTTTATGAGTGAATTAGAAGAAGTCAAACTCGATGCAGATACTGCACGAGAATTTACGATGGATGATCTCTACACATCATCAGACTATCTGGTGTTAGAAGGATGTCATCCCATCCTATTTGATCTCAGTGATTGGATTGAAAATTATGAGGAAGTCCCTGACTGATCCTGCAGTCAAGAGTTCATATGATTTCGGTGGGAGACCTGTCACTGGTGTAGGTCTCCTGCTACTCATTAGTGAGATGGAGGGCACATCCCAACATCTTAAATATATGGGTTTCAAGGAAGATATGGACACCATCAATGAAATGAAGAAGAGGTATTATAAACTCTACTTCAAAACAAAAAAGGAGGAGAAAAATGCCTAAGAAACAATTCATTGGGAAGGGTGGAGACACCTGGGAATGGGAAGAAACACCCGAAACGGTCAAAGCAGTTAAGAAACTCCATGAGTCAAGCAAAGCTGTCAAAAAGAATAGTTGACGTAAGTAATATCACCTGGGAAGATGTATTTGATAAGTTGGAAACCGACAGGCAACAAAAAGATTTCACGGTGATCGCACCGAAAATCAAACCTGAAGAAATCCTTAACGAATCAAGGACACTTGTCTTACATAGGGGTGGTATGAATACTATGATCTCCGAGGGGAAGTATATTCCATGGAGTATGCGCCCTCTTGCAGAGCATATGAAACTCAACTATGGTATGAGAGAATTCCACCAGTATGTTTCACTGAGTGGTGGATCTAGCACCTTTGGTAGGCACAATGATACAGTAGATGTCATGATTGTGCCTATTATTGGAGATATAGGTTATGGTGTAGATGGTCTTGGTGAAGTTTTTATGGAGCCAGGCGATGCACTATTCATACCTAAATACCTGCATCATGAGCCCTTGGTATTAGGACCAAGAGCAACATTGAGTTTTTCTTGAGGATTTTATAATGTATGACACCATCCTATGTCACTTTGATCTTGGTGCAGGTTTTTACAAGAGACCTCTACAAACAAAAGATCTTGACGGATGGATGTATACATTTTTCTTAGATCCTGCAGGTCAATTATGGGAAGTTGATTACAGCGACACTCAGGACTTTTCAAGAGAAGATCCTAAGGGTTATGTGCCCAACGGTTTGCATGGTAAGGTGAAACCCTACTATGCTACAAAGAGTATTGAGGTCTATCCTGCAGTCTGGAATGCACATTATGCACCCTTTCCTAGGATAATGCTACATTTTGTTGAAGGTAAACTTAAACGGTTATTAGTATGAAATTTCGCAATGTATTATTGGCAGGAGCACTGCTAGGATTGGCAACATTGCCAGTCAATGCCAAACCACTCAAAGATAGTGAATACTTCACTAATCATTCTATGGGTTGTATGCTCCTACAAGAGTGTACTGAGGGGGTAACAGAAGTCTTTTCACTTCTGGATGTCTCGTCTCAGTATGATAGTCCCGATAGGTTTACTTTCGCTTCTAATGAATTCAACCAAATGCTTGTGGCATTGAATCAGGTTGGAGTCAAAGTATATCTTGCAGATTCAAAATACTTCCCTGTTGGACATCGTGGTGTATATCACACTGTGAGCAACAACTTCTATCTCAACCGAGCATTCATGCATCGTCCTGAAACTCTGATGAGTGTAATGCGTCATGAAGGATGGCACGCCGCACAGGATTGCATGGCAGGCACTATCAACAACTCCATGATCGCTATCATTATGGATGAGGACAAGGTGCCCAAGATCTGGCAAGAGATTGCTGCTGACACCTACAGATTCCAACCAGGAGCAATCCCTTGGGAGAAAGAAGCATTCTGGGCAGGTAAGACTGAAGGAATGACAATGAGTGCTCTCCAAGCATGTGCGCGGGGTAATATGTGGGAAGTTTATCCTCCCACACCTATGACAAATGAATGGTTGGAGAAAAACGGTTATAAATAAAACTGTAGCAATTGTGCTGAGATTTCGTGGCAACTAAACGTATATCCCAATTAGATACGATTGCAGATGCGCTCGTTACTGGCGAGGCAATTCTGCCTATCGTTATCTCTGACCCTCTGATTCCAAACCGTAAGGCAAAGGTCAATCAACTATTCCGTGGTGTAAGCGCAGGTAGCGCATCAGCACCTGGATTAGCGTTTGACTTGGACCGAGATAGTGGGATATATCAGTCAGCGATTAATGAGATTGGTCTAGCATTTGGATCAGCATCTCTCTATAATACTAGAAGAGAAAACACTGATGGATCCTCTACCCTGATCATTCGTGCTGTTGACAGTGCATCTGCAACGTCAAGCATAGAAATGACTCCACAGGGTAGTGGATTTTTTACTATTAATGGTCCTATCATTCAGACTGATGCACAATTCTTCTTGCAAGGTGATCAAAACCCTGCAAAGAGAGTGCAATTCAACGTTGATACAATCTCAACCCAGTCTGGCACACGTCGTTTCGATCTACCTAATGTAGGTACAAACACAAGCACCACTATTCTGGCGAATGATACTTTCCAGACTGTCACAAACAAGACGATCATTATTAAAGACGGTGAGTTGCAGATCACAGGATCTACTTCAACTGATAAGATCGCAAAATTTGAATGTGACGCTTGGGAAAGTCCTGGTCAGCACACTTACAAGTTGCCTGACTTTGGTGCTGCTAATACTCAGTCTACTTTGTTGGACGACATCTCTGACCAAAATGTTTTCAACAAAAACATGGTCAATCCCACATTCTCTAACACTCCCTCAACAGATGAAGAGAATGACCCCACAAGATATGTGATCTTTGATTCTTCGTTGCTGAGCAATAACCGCACGGTTACCTTCCCTGATTTGAATATCAAGGTAGTTGGTGAAGCATCGTCACAGACACTTACCAACAAGATATACAAAGGTGCAATCTTTGCTGACGTTGGTGATGATACCAGAAAGATCCAAATGGATCTCAGCAACATTGAGGACAACCAAACCTATGTGTTTGCTTTTCCTGATGATGATCCAGCAGCACCGTTGAATAACGGCACATTAGTTAATATGCTGGTGTCTGAAAGAAAGACACAAGTTCTTTATAATAAAACGTTAGAACTGGCGAAGATAAATAACCCAGATGACGTTAACGGTATCATTACTATTGATGCCAGCAACTTGACTGGAGCTCGCTCCATTCAATTCCCTGACGCTGATGCAACACTTCTATCTACTAATAACATTAGTAACGTTGCAATTAGTTTCGGTGGAGCACTTGCCGCACCTGTTTTGGGTGGGCAACTAAGACTACAATCATTTTTCCAAGCAGGTTGGTAATTAACAAATGACAGCAGGAAGACTCGCAGCTTCTAAACCAGGAGCAACCACAAATACGGTCCTTTACAGGTGTCCGACTACTGTAACTGGCAGCACAGTTGTTAGTGTATGCAACCAGTCTGGTAGTGGTGCCACTTATCGGATGGCATTAAGGGACTACGATCAGGTGCTGCACCTAGATGGACCCGAATCCGAGAATGGTGGATCGGCATCTACCTATAAGTTTACTAAAGGCAACCCAATCAGTGCATATAAAGTCACTGTTAACCCTGGGTTTTCATTTGCTGATGCCATCCCTGGAGGAGAATTTCTCTCTACCAACGCATCAAGTGGTAAGATCCTTGACATCTTCAAGGCAACGGGTGAGGTTACTTACTACACCCAAGTAAAAGATATTTCTACTATCCAATTCCAAGCAGACTCTGCTGCTGGCACATTTGTGGGTGGTGAGACTCTAACTGGTGGTGATTCTGGTTACACTGCTTTATATCGTGGTGGATCACTTACTGGTGCAGATCTAGAATTTACATCTTATGCTACGGGTGTCACTGCGATGGCATTCTCCCGCACAACGGGTCTTGCTGATGGCATGTATGTGACTCTAGGCACCACAGACGATGCTGCTGCTGAAGTTGTCACTATCGATGCATCTGGTGTTGACACTGCTACTAATATCGTCACAGTTAGTCGCTCTGGACTGGGCACAACTGCTCGCGTAGTGCCTGCTGGTCTTGCATCTAATGCATGGTCTGCATCTGCTACCGTTACAACTATTAACGAGGGTGCAACTTTTGCCTCTGGTGACTCAACTCTAACTGTTACTGACTCCACTGGATTTGTATCTGGTGGTGTTGTCGTAATTGATAACGAGCTCTGCACTATTGATCAGGTTAACGGTAACGATCTTACCCTGCAGCGTGGTATCTACGGCACTGCTGATGTTGATCATAACGATGGTGTTAACGTTACTCTGCTGATTGATAACGGCACCTATCTGGTTAACTATTTCAGTGAAGGCGAAACAATCACTGGTGGCACATCTAATGCTTCTGCTGGTCTTAACTTTACAACTAACGTGAGTGCAACTATTCTCACCAAGTTTGTTGTTACTCCCACTGGACCTTCTGCTACCGATCATGTTTATATCGGTCAGTTGCAACTTAACATTGACCGCACCTATAAGTTTGATATATCAGATTCATCCAACACTGGTTATCCTCTGAAACTCTCCAATGATGCTGTGGAGGGTCCTAATGACGCTACTCCTGGCACAGAGTATACTCAGGGTGTTAGTAAGGTGGGTACTGCAGGTCAAGCAGGTGCATACACATCGATTGCTATCGATGAGAATACTGGAATCTCACTGTTTGTATATGCAGATGGCACGACTGGTAACCCTCCTGCAGCAACAGTTGGTATTGGTTTCGGTGTTAGTGTCCAAACTAATCCTACTTACGAAGATATCTACATCTATGATGTTGCTGGTGAGCCCCTGATTGCAGGTGACACCTTCACGATCAACAACGTGACCCAGACTGTCCAGCAGAATGGTATTGTCGCTGGTCCTTATGGTTATGTGTTGGATTGGGATCCTGCAAAAGCACACCTGAAGGTTGCTTTAGGCGAAGGATCTACTGCATTTACAGATAACACTGAATTCCTTGACACGCCAACATTAAATAATGGCACTCGTGTCATGGTGAAGGCAGTCACTGGTAAGATTCTATCTGTTGACACTGTTGGTGCTGCTGATGCTGCTCGCTCTGCTGGCACATACTCTAATCTGACCGCAAATGCCACTGGTGCTTCAGGTAATATTGCTAAGGCAAAATTCACTGTAGTTGTTGATGGGTCTGGTGCTGCAACTGTTACTATTGTTGATGGTGGCGAAGATTTTGCTGCTGCTGAAACTATTCAGATCAATGATTCACAACTGGGCAACGGTGGTGGTGCTGCATTAACATTTAATGCTGCTACTATCTCTACTGCTGAGCAAACAAGTCAGACAGGTCTTTATAGCGCAGAAGATTACCTCTACTACGATAACGCTATTGCAGCAAATGATACAGAAAAGATTTCTGGTGTTGTAGTGGGTCCTGGACAGAATATTCTCGTCTATTCCTCTGCTGCTGATCTAAGTTACGTTGTTAATGGTTTCGAGTCCGCTTCGGATGATCTCACTGTTATCAATATGATTAAGAAGCAGACTGAAGCAGACGGTGGTGCTGCTCCCGCCCCATAGTCTTGACCCTTAATAAATAACCATATAGCAGGACTCTTATAGAAGATGGCATTAACACGTCTTAAAAATATAATCACGTCGAGGACTGGGCGTATTATTTACGTCAACCCTGATGACTTTGATGCATCGGACGCATTTGATAACCGAGGTAACTCGGCATTGCGTCCATTTAAGTCGTTGCAACGTGCTTTCCTTGAGGTGGCACGTTTCTCATATCGTGTGGGTCTAAGTAATGACGAATTTGACGCATTCAGTATCTACCTGTATCCATCAGAGTATGTTATTGATAACCGTCCTGGTCTTGCGGATTACAACCAGATTCAACCGTTTAATGAAAACACCAACTTTGATCTAACCTCAGCGAGTAATGAGCTTTATAAATTTAATTCAACTCGTGGTGGTGTTATTTGTCCTCGTGGTGTCTCTGTTGTTGGTTCGGACCTTCGTAGAACCAAAATCATTCCGAAATACGTCCCTTATCCCACAGTACAGGGTAGTCTCGGTATTACTGCTGCTAATGAACCTGGCCCTTCTGCTATCTTTAGGTTAACTGGTGGTTGTTATTTCTGGCAGATGTCCTTCTTTGATGGGGACAACACTGGTGTCTATTATAGAGATGACCTGAGTCAGATTGCACCTAACTTCTCACACCATAAGATTACTTGTTTTGAATATGCCAACGGTGATGATCTAGAGCTCTACTATCAGAAGATCTCTAAAGGTTACGCAGTTATTCCTGATACTTCAGGTTTGCCATCACAAGACCAGTTGCAACCAAGGGTCGAGGAAAACAGAATCGTTGGTCCTATTTCCGACGAATTTGCAGTCTCACAGATCATCCGAAATGGACAAACCGCCACAGCATTCACAGTTGATGAACTTGGTAACCCGAAGAATCATGGATTCTCCGTGGGTGTCGCTGTTAATATTTCTGGGGTTACAGGTCCTACTGACCAAGATGCTCTCCTCTATAATGGATCATTCCTGGTAACATCTGCACAGGGTAACCAGTTTACCTATCAGATGTCAGCAGAGCCCTCAGGTAATGCTTTGGGTAGTAATGTCCTAGTTAAGGTTGAGATCGACACAGTTGACTCTGCCTCACCATATGTCTTTAACCTATCACTAAGAAGTGTTTGGGGTATCAACGGTATGCACGCCGATGGTAGTCAAGCAACTGGATTTAAGTCGATGGTTGTGGCTCAATTCACGGGAATCTCCCTTCAAAAGGATGACCGTGCATTCGTGCTGTATAACCCTAATACAGGAAACTATGAAGCACAAGCTTCTGGATCTGGCGCACACATTAACGGTCTATGTAAATACCGTAAAGGATGGCGTCACGTCCATATCCACGCATCCAATGATTCATTCATTCAGGTTGTGTCTGTGTTTGCTGTGGGATTTGGTGACCATTTCTTTAGTGAGTCTGGTGGTGACTTATCCATTACTAACTCAAACTCTAACTTCGGAAATACGTCGCTGCGAAGCAAAGGTTTCAAAGCAGCATCATTTACTAAGGATAAAGCGGGACAGATTACCCACGTTATTCCTCCCAAGTCGCTGTCAGATGTTGATGAAATTTCGATCAACTGGGTCACAATTGATATTACCAAGACCCGATCTGTAGCAGACCCAACTAAACTATTCATATATGGATACACAGTAGAAACTGGAAGACCACCAAGTAAGGTCCAAGGTTATACTGTTGGTGCAAGAAGAGACGACGTTAACACCCCTGACCGTCTATATGTCCTCTTGCTTGCATCTGGCGCGTCTGAACCCACTGCACACTATGCAGACATCAATCCTTCTGGTAAGGATGTAACTGGCACCCGTGCTGGTGATGATGAATCACCACTCAAGTGGGATAGTAGCAACAATCAATGGTATATTCAGGTTGACGGTAACGCAGCACAGAATACCATTTATACTACGCTACAAGCAAACTCACTCTATCAAAACCTCGGATTCACACCTACGACATACATTCGTCGTGTGCCTGATGCTCGTAACTTGGTTGACAGAGTATATCGTTATCGCTATGTGCTGGACAAAGATGCATTCCCAGTGCCTAGAGAGCCCATCACTGGTTTCGTATTACAACCTAGATCCAGTGAAACAAACTCCCCTGCATACAGTAAGACATACTATGTCTATGCTACTGAGACATATCAAACATTTGAAAGGGGTGTTACCGATGGTATCTACTATCTGACACTATTGAATGCGTCAGTATCACCATCTACCTCTAACTTCAACGATTTCTTCTTCTCACAGCAGACAGTTGACCTCTATCCTGCATTCGATAGAGACAACCCTGTTGCTGATCCTGCCGCTGCAGTTTCTATTGCAGATAACGAAACTCTAGGTTTAGTTACTACAACTGATGGTGCATCTCCTGTCCCTAATAAGGATACAGAGAGATCTATTACAAAGGAATCATCACAATTCTTCCTGCTTGAGAGTGAGAATAACCTAGGTTATAACACTACATCTAACGTGCTGAATGGCATTTCTGTCACTGCACGCCTGGGTGAAGCAGAAGATCGTAAGATCCCATTGAAACTTAACGCTGACAATAGTGTCCAACCTATTCTCTGTGAGTTGAGAAGATACTCTATTCTTAGAGCATCTGGTCACACGTTTGAGTATCTTGGTTTCGGTCCTGGTAACTACTCAACTGCATTCCCATCTACACAGGTGGAAGTGCTCAGTCCTGCCCAAGTTCGCCTGTCTCAGTCACTGAAAGAAGCAGCAGGTGTTGCATACTACTCTGGTGTTAACTCTGACGGTGAGTTGTTTGTTGGTAACCAAGTTATTAACCCAGTTACAGGTCAGATCACTAACGAAGATATTGCACAACTTAACGTGTTGGGTGAAGAAGGCACAACTATTGAGACATTCTCTGAGTTGGTGCTGACTGATAAACTAACTGTTATTGGTGGTGCATCTAACCAGTTGGAATCTGTATTCTCTGGTCCTGTAACCTTCCAGAAGAAGATTACATCACAGGATACAGTGCAGACTGTTAACTTCACACTGTCCAACCAAGATGGCACGGTGTTGAGAAACATCCTCATGGCAGAAGAGGATTCCTCAGGTAACCCTGAGGTTGATTCTGGTGAAGCATACAACAGCGGTGATCTCTGCTACAACATTGACTGGGCTCCAGGTCTTGCCTTGGGTTGGATTTACGACTCAGGCACATGGTATAAGTTTGGTCTAAGTGATACTACACCTATCACATCTAATAGGTTTAGTGGTGAAACACATTATGGTATTGGCATCGCACCTGATGCATCCAATCGCATGAAGATTGCTGGTAACGTAATGGTTAGCGGTGACATTGATGTGACTGGTAAATATGGTTGCGCTGATAAATACTCATTGGCGACTGGAATTAGTAATGGAAACAACGGTGTGATGTATACAGGCAATGGATCAACGTCATCCTTTGCTATCTCGCCTGGTCATAATGCATATTCATTATTGGTATTCTTGAATGGTGTTTGTCAACGTCCTGGGACTGACTACACAGTTACTGCTAACGCGGTTGACTTCTCAGTCGGCACAGTGCCTCAGACTGGAGACAACATTCAAATCCGTGAATTGGTTATCTAAAATCATACACTAATCGGGGTCTAGAATGTCCACCAAAATTATAGGCAATCAGATTGATCAGGTTACCCGTGCCATTATGGAGGCACTGCAGGTAACCGAGCAGATCAACCTGCCTGCACTTAACCAAGCAGCAGTCACTGCCTTAGGCACACCTGCCTATGGCACGTTGGTGTATAACACCACCGAGGACATGGCGCAGATCTATAAAGCAGATGCTGCCCAAGGTGTGCCTGGTTGGGATGATGTCGGTGGTGGTGGTCCTTCACTGGGTGAAGACTCTATCATCAGGACAAACGGAAAGAATATTCAAGAGAATATTACTATTGGATCAACTGCTAACGGTGGTCCTGAGTTTGCCAACGGTGCCACGATTGGTCCCGTGCAGATTGACAACGGTTTCACAGTTACCGTTGAAAATGGTGCTGCATGGAACGTTATTGGTGAGGAAGACTCCAGCACTGCAGAATTTGTAGAGATTACATCTGGACATATCACTAGCACAGGGACGCTACACTTCTCTGAGACAAAAGAAAGTCTGACTTTCTACAACACCGCTGGTGACATCACTCACGATTTTAATAACAATAATGCTATCTTTATTGAAAAGACTGGCGGTGGTAACTTCACCTTAAATATTAACAATATGCCCACAGACTCGGCGGCATATACAATTACATGTATTATTAACGACGCTGGTGGTACAGGTATCCCCTCTACAGTCAACGTAGATGGTCAACAACAAGTGATTAAATGGCCTGGGGGTGTTAACCCTGGACATACTGGTGGTAGTATTTGTGTTGTATCTTTCTCATTCATTGCATTCAACACTGGATCCACGGGTCAGTATACAGTGTTAGGTAGTGGAGGAAACTACGCATCATGAGTATTGGACTGTCAGGGGCATTTTCGCCCCTTGGTGCTACTATTGCAAGAAGAGGCACAATTGGTGGTGCTGCTGGTGATCCCAATTCAGGTGGTGGCGTAG